TCCTGCTTCATTGCATAATGCACACGGGCCTGTACTGCAGCCATCGGTTTTAGTGTACGCTCTAGTAATGCAAGTGTTGTACCCACAGGAGCGTTAGCAGACATATCTGAGATGTTCATGTCACTAATCGCACCAAGTCTACGACCTTCTTGTGTAATCTTGTCTAGGAGTGCGAGTAAAGTCTGACTTGGTTCTTTGTACGGTAGAGGCATGATGTTATCACGAATACTACCTGACGGTACATCTACATCTTTAAACTCTCCTGGCTCTATCGGTGCATCATCACCCTTGATACGCAGCCCGCGAGACTTCAAACCCCCAGGGAGATTGGAGAGAGTTCCAGCGTCAACAAGCTGTCGTATCAAGGATGTACCCGCCCTAGCATACCCACCAATGATGTGAATAAGCCCCAGCCCATAGAACCCAAATCCAGGTACATATACATAATGTACGAAGTGCTGACGTTTGAGGGACAAGTCGTCATCTGGGTTCCAATTCCTACGTATCGCTAAAATCTGGTTAGAGCCACGCTCCAGTGTTACAACATATGGTTTAGCAATATCATCGTCAGAATCACCACTCTCATCAATAATAAGATCGGCGTGTACTTCATAGACGGTGTAACGATCATCGTCGGTGAGAGAATACCCACCTTCTTCAGCTTTGCGCTCTTCTATATCAGAATGGAACGCTTGCGGTTCTCCTATCTCGACTTCACGGTAAAACCCGTTAGCCTGTAGTTTCTTTAATTCATTTTTAGTTTTACGCATAACATGAGTAACACGTTCTGCGGTTTCTATATGTGACGCACCGTAAGGCACGATAACGTCTTCTGCTGGGATATAGACAGCAACCTGACGGCCCATAGTGGAATCATAGTATACTTTCTTAAACGCAGATCCTGCGAGTCCAAGACTATAGAGTAGTCTCTCATGCTCTGGTCTATACTCGACCATGTTCTCTGTAAGCTCATAATTCATGTCAGCTTTAACACGAACAGCGGCTTCTTCTTTTTCTTTTGTCTCTTCACCTAATATTTTTGTCTTGACAGGTCCAGAGGAAGGAAACGTCTCTGACATTGTTTCTGCTTGAAAACGTATAGCAGCTTCAGCAAGCACTGTAGAATATACACCGCACGCGCCTTCCCAAGGCTCTGTACGACTCTCATATTTAAACCCAAGTACGTCTAACCCCTTGACAAACGTATCTGCCCAATCTTTGCGGCTATCTATATCAGACTCAATGTTACCTGTAATATCTTCAGCAAGCTTATCAAGTATACCTTCATCTAAAGTTTCAGCTAGATTGTCTTCAAACGCGCCGCCTTCCATACCTTCTGCTCCAGGCATAATGGTAATCTCCATACTCCCATCATCTAGTGTAACGCTTTCAGGGTTTACAATTTCAATTTCAAGTTCGGAAGAGTCTTTATCCTCATCCATACCTACGGGGGCTTGGTATAATCCTTTTTCAATAGCCATCAGTAAAATCCACTTCCTCTGCGTTGTTTAAAGTACCGAACCTCGTCAGGCTCGTCATTAGGTAGTCTTATAAATCCACCCTGCCTAAAGCGCATCAACGCCATTACGGTAGAGTCAACAAGGTCATCATGGCTCATAAATGGGAATCCTGCAATCTCTTCTATCACTTCTTCTGCCCAGCGTGTCTCTGGAACCCAACATAATCCTGACGCTACAATGTCCGTCACAGAGTTTAAACGCGCCAATTTGTCACCAGACCCTCTGTGTGGTGTGTACTCCTGTACAGGTAACCCCATACGTCTCATCTCTTGGTAGAGTGCTGTACCCGCACTTTTTTTCTCCACAATGAACGCATCTGGTTCCCATTCACTATATTCTTCCATAGCTAAATCTTTTAACTCTGGGAACTCCATACGCTTTTTTATACTATTTAGCAAAATAATATTATAATTATTTACGTCTTCGTTCAAAAACACCCCCCAAGTTGTCAATGCTGTGAAGTCTGCACGGTTGTGTGTCTCTGCTGCCGCATCTAAAGACATGATAACGTATTCACACGCAGGTGGGCGTTCTTTGTCCCAAACCTGCCACCACTCTCGTTTGACGAGTGCGGCCTCTTCAGCGGTAGGTTGCTGTTGGTATTGTGCGTTCCACTGAAACACAGGCATAGAAGCTTTAGTACGTAGTAACGCGTTAAGGTCAAAGAACTCAGGCCACAGGGGTTTTTGAGTTGATTTTTTAGTTTTACTGTCCACCGTATCTAAAATAGCAGGGAACTCGACAACATCATACTGATCTGACCGTTCGTTTTGTCCCATATCCCGTACAACACGCCCTGTCAGGTCATCCATATGCCAACGTGTTTGTATTATGGCAACTCTACCTCCAGGCATAAGCCGAGTTCGCGCCCCAAAAGTGAACCACTCGTATGCTTTTTCGAACACCTCAAAATTTCCGTTAATGACATCTTGTTCAGAATGGGGAACGTCAATGAGCAGGAGGTCAGCACCCCTACCAGCAATAGAAGACCCAATACCGCACGCATAATATTCACCTCCAGAGTTTGTGTTCCAGCGACCCGCTGACTTTGAGTCCACTGCTAGTTTAACTGTAGGAAATATAGCCGTATATTCATCTGTAGCAATTAAATTCCGTACTTTACGGCCAAAATCTACCGCCAAATCAGTTGTGTGGGACACCATCATCACTTTTTTATTCGGATTCCGCCCCAAAAACCACGCTGGGAAGAAAATAGACACAAGTTGTGATTTTCCGTGTCGTGGTGGTATATTTACACATATACGATCTTTATTTCCACCTTCAATATCCATTAACATGTCTGCAAGTAACCTGTGATGCTTACCAACGATGTAATCAGGCTGCATACGTTTACAAAACTCAATCAAATCATCGTATGAAGCTTGATTTGTCTTACGTGTATTCAATTCCTCGACCATACGGTCAATCTCAGCAATCTCGTCAGGTGTATAATGGTCTAAATTGTCTAGCATTTGCTGAATCTCAACGTCAGAAAAATCTAAAACAGGTTTATTCACTACTCAGACCCAATTCTTTATCTACATCCAACGCTTCCCCGTCAATAACCACGGCTGCATCCACTTCTTCTACAGGATTGGCTAGTTTTGCTAGCTTAGAACGCAATTTTTCACGTAAATCATCTGTAGATTGGTGTGTTATGGTCACCTCAGACTTCTCTGCAAACAACCCTACATCTGAAATCTTACCCAATAGCTCTAATGCACGTATGCGTACACGAGGATCAGGGTTGTCAGTCTCTAACAGTAACTTGTTTGTCACAAGATGGCGTATTTGCATGGAACTTTCCACAATAGACTGTCCAAATTCCTGTATAATACTGTTTGTGAGGAGCAATGATGCAGGTGTTAATGTAGATATTCTGTTGTTCGTGACTTTTTTAGAAGTCTTTTCGGGGTTATTTGCATATGCGTTAACAATCTTAGCAGCCGTATCCTTATCTTCCTTGGTCGGCTCAACGTCTAACCCATGTTCTGCAAGTTCTGCCGCAGTATTAGCTGCTGACTCCATACGATCCTTTAAATCTATGGGGGGTGAAGACTCTGATAGTTTTACATTCAATTCAGGTTCTACTGTTATTGTCATTACTGCAAGCCAATGTTAGCCGTTTTTTACGTTATAGAATAAAAAATTTTTTTATACAAGCCTTTTGGGACTCCTATAGGGGGGTCTTACTATATAAAGGGGGGAAGGGGTCACCAAACTCAAATTTTTACCCATTATTCGTGGAAAATAGTAATACATAGACGTACATGGAACCAGCTTGACAAAGTGGGTGATGGGGGATGGGTAGGTATCGCCAGATGTAGTTTCGTGTCAATCCGTGTAGTCCCTTGTCATAACGTGTTATATAGTGCTATAAATAGTTATCGGCCAAACGGCTCGACGTTATGGGCTTCCCATAACTTAACAATATATAAGGATATAATATTATGACAAATAACTACATCGCATCGGTAAGAGACGCGCTTGCAACACCACTCAAAGCTTGGAACACTGCGAGCAATGCTGTTGAGAGAAAAGCTTCTCGTTTAAGTGAGATTGCTCTTGAGCATGAGATCAAATCTACCGATACCTACGCGCCAATTATCGGCAAGGATAAAGTTAATCCTAAGTCCACGGCAAGTGTTGAACTATTCGCAATGCTTAAAGAGGTTTTGGTTGAAACGTGTTTGGATAAAAAAGAACAAGTTTTATATCATTTTGATCTTGATGCCTACAGAAAAGAACTAGGTATTAAGGTATCCGAAAAAGGATATGATGTAGACTACCAAAAACAAGCCTTGGGCAAATCCAAAGTTATCAAGAAGATTGGTTCCAAGATGCGAGATTTTCGCGATGTTTTAAGGACTGCTGAAAATGTGGATGAGGATGGCAATAAGAAAAAGACTGTTGCTAAAACTCCGATTGTATCGGCAAGGGATAACATCAAGCGAGTATATAATATACTCAACGATGACACCAAGTTATCCGATGGGGATTATAGAAGCGCGGTTAAGGTTGATCGGGAGGATATGTTAAAAGCTATCCAACTTCTATATACTCAACTCGGTGGGCACGGATTGCTTGAAACACAAGACTAACAAATTGGGGGAGCCGAAAGGTTCCCCTTTTTTTTGTACCTAAAAAAGATACC